TCTTATTGGCTTGTAGATTTACGAACTTCTCAATAACGTTTTGTACCGTAACTTCCATTTGGTATCTATCCATTAAATCTCTTGTGTTCTCTCTTGCCTGTTGCATTTTTAATGCCTGTGGTGTCTTACCTGCGGTTGAATCGTACTGTTGTGATACTTGGGTTGATGATGTACCGTTTGTGTTCTCTAATGCACCTAATAAAAAGTTATAGGTTGATTGGAATGTTGCAAGACTTTTATCCGATACTGCCATTGCCTGTACGGATTGATTTGGTCTATCCATATACATCTTTGTTCCGGGCCTCATCTTAATTGACGAAGCAACAACCTCATCAGGATTTATTTGAAGCGGTGGAAACAGTTGCATTTTTACACCGTCAAAGTACAGGTTTATAAGTGAGTCCATAGCCTTTTGTAGTGTTGCTCCACGCTCTACATCGCCAAGTCCGAAGAAATCGTCTAAAAGCGGAAAACAATGTTTAGAAACAACGGGCACCTCACCGTTCTTATGGGGATTTTCAATCTCTCTTATTATTTCACGTGATTCAGGTTCAAAGGTAATCCACCTGTCCCTTTCATATCTTGTTATGAGTTCTACATATGGGTTTTCTTTACCTCCTGCGTCATAGGAATTATAGAAATCAGCATATCTTGTTGATATTCTCTCGCTGGACATTTCAGACCTTGATGTGCCTTTGGTTTTCTTTAAAACCTTGTCTATATTCTTCCACGTGTCGCTGTCTCTTGATTTAAGCCACTCTTTAGTTTTTAGAGTTGATACATAAATATAATCAGAATCCTCCAATGATATTGCCCCTGCTTGTGGAAACACATCTCTTATGTTTAGTAAAAACAAATCAGGACCAATATAACCTTTCTTTTTATCAACCACCCAATCAACAAGTCCAAAAGATGAACCATATATGTAGGAATACATATCCATCATCTTAAACTTTGTAATTAGTGGAAACTGTGATTTGGCGTTAGGATAAACCCATTTATTCAAAACAAGTGTCATTAACTTGTTCTTTCCCCTGTCGTTTTTAGTTAATGCAAATGGTTTACCGGTAGGAAGCTGGGCACACACTCTACCTGACCTTTCAAGTGCGTAGGTAGCAAGTCGTGGGTCGTTAATGTTGGATTTAGTCTCATCTTCTGTTATCTCATCGGGATTTTTACAAAAGAATATATTCTCTTTTTCATCCCAATCTTCACGCTTGGTTGATACATACTTATCTGATGCATGGAAATCGCTAAACAAACTATCTTTATCTACTTTAGAATCTATTGGTTTTTCTGTTTTTTTAGGCATAATTAAAGCCAAATTATAGTTAGGCTCCTTTTTAATGGTGTACTATCTAAGTTAATTAGCATATACAAAACTATTCGTCAAAATTTAATAAAACCCCTTATTAAAAACCCTTGTATCATCGGGAAAGTCTTTGTAATCAGCTTTTAGTTTATGTGGCTCTTCACTTTGATATAACTGCCAAGCAATAGCTGCACTCATCACTAAATCATCGTGAGCATTTGATTCCGCCTGTGCCTTAACTGATGAGGAAGTTTGGGATAAGATAAATGAAAAGTGTTCGTTGATTGTTGGCTTATCGTATATAGCCACTAAATGCTTATCTACTGCCTCTTTCCAATCTGATAACATCTTAGGTCGTGTAGCTGTGTTTGTGTCCCAACCTAACTTTGATACATCGGGATTATCTATTGAGCCATAGGTCATCATCTTGTAAATCTTGTACTTACCAAGCCTGTTTAGTGCCGCAAGTCGTTCCAATTCGAAAATTCCTCCTGCATTTCTTTCGTAAGCTATAATGGGTTTGACACCTGTAATATCCGATAGTTTTTCAAGTACAGGGTGTAGTGCATTAGTCATTTCAGTTGCAAGAAGTTTGGAATGATAGACTAAGGGTATATCTAACTTTGTTTTTGATATAAATTGTACTGCGCAGTAATCACCCATACCTGATGATGTATCTGCACCTATTACAAAGAACTCTCCTTTTTCTATGGATCTGTATTGTCTAAACATATATAACCCCTTCTTTCATTGGTTCTTTCACATTCTCAAGGTAGTAGGATAGCGACTCAGTATCAAAATAGCATTGTCCCGATGTTATAAAGGCTTCTGAAGCTGTTTTTGGGTACTCTTGTTTGTATAGCCTATCACCTAACTCTTTTCTCTTTTCATCTAAAAACTCTTTTGTGTAAAAGTCGTGAGGGTTGTAGAATAATGGTTTAAATCCGGACTCTCCAAGTATAGTTCTATCCCATAGGTCTTTACCTTCATTAAATCCATTAGCTGTTGATTCAATAATTGCTCTACCTGTTGGTACAAGTGCCTGTAATGCTCCTGCTAACATATCTGACAGGTGAGGGTAGAAACAAGCCTCTGATAGATGTAGGTTTGTGATTGTCTTTGACCTACCAAAGTTAATATTCTCTGCAGTACCTATCTTGTATGTTGAGTTAGAACTTTCAAGATATAGTTCGTACTTAGAATTGTATTTTAAAAGTTTACCTATGGCGGGATCTATACAGTTTATATAATCCTTAACTCTTTTTAGTAAGCCCTGTGCGTTGTCTGTGTTATCAGCTACAACTACGTTATATACATTTTCTTTCATTAGAAAATCAGCAGTAAACATTGCAAGGATAAGTGAGGAAAATCCCATTTGTCTACCTTTTAGGATAAAGTCTTTACCATTTGAAGTATCCTGTGTTAGGTATCTATCCTGTATTTCATTTAGCTTAAAGGGTACAAGATTGCCCTCTTTGTTTACGATTGATAGATTATCCTCTATCCATTTTTTGTATCCATTATTCATCCAAGTTATAGTCTTTCTTTAGGTTATCTAACTTGTTTAGTACATTTACTTGTACATTTGTTTGTTGTTTGTCCGATTCAACACCAATCAACTTTCCCAACTTATCGTGGTACTTTAATCTTGTTTGGTGATCGGGTACATCTATAAAATCCATATCTTTACTTCCTGCATCCTTCCCGGAGATTAGTGCTGATATTGGTTTTGTTGCTTCCAAGCCCTCATCTATCATATTTAAGTATCTTTCGTGATTAAGGTTGTAGGCATTTGCGATTGTAAAAATGTCAATATTTGCCAACATCTTTGCACCAAGTGTTCTTGCACTATGTTCTGTTACATTTGGGTGTAGTTCTAAGTATGCTTTTGTTGCGTTTCTATCGTGTTTGAGCCAAGTTAAATAAAACAAAACTCTCTCTTTAGAACCGAGCATTTCTTCTAAATCGTCAAGTGTTGGTTTTTTAGTTATCTTTTTACTCATAGCTGACCACTCAATTCTTTAAATTTTGTATATATGTCCACAAAGCACTGTAGGTATCCATCAGAGTAGTATCTTTCCTCTATATCCTCTTTATCAAACGCATCTAAATTAACTGTGTATCCAAGTTGTATTACGGATTTATATACTTTTGATGTAGCAAGGATTATTTCCCTGACAGAGTTATCATAAACAGCCAATACATCTGCAACCTTTTTACTTGCGTCTTGTACACTTGATAGTCTTAGGGAATATAGGGCGTGTTTGATTGTTTTCTTGGAAGCTCTTTTTAACCTTCTAATTTCTCTTAAACCCTCTTGTATGTTTGTTTGTAGCGTAAACTCTAACTGCTCATCTATGGGCATAATAGATTTCATAAATACTATCTCCTTTGGTTTGCACCTGTATCACGCAAGTTCAATTATGTCAAGTGGGTATTTTTAAACGTGAGGTTTAAAATCACCGTTTGATGTTGTTACTTTAAGTACCTTGCCTTTAACATCTACCTTAGATTTACATACAGGACATTTAGGGTTTTTGTCTGTTTCAACCCGTACCATTTTTTTACACTTTATGCAGAAAGCATTGTACATTGGTCGTACCTCCTTTGCAGTTTATATAACCTCACATACTTATTGTGTTTCTTACGATTGTTTTTAATCCAGAGTTTAGACATAGCAAGTTTGTGTTCTTTATTCTTTAAGTAATACTCGTGCTTTTTGATTCTTCTTTCTAAACTTTGGTGTTTTTCGTTATCACAAACTTTACACCAGCTATAAATTCTGCCTGTCTTTTTGACTCGGTAGAAACTATCTATCGTTTTAGTTAATCCACAGTGAGGACACTTTTTGGTTCTGTCGTTTGCTCTGTTGAATTGCCTCATTTTGTTAAAACCAAGTAAATAAATACAAACATGATAAGTGCGTTTAAAGTTACAAGTATCTCACAGAGATTTTCTTGTATAAGCCATTTAAGTTCTTTATGCCATTTATCGTAATGTCTCATATTAACTTCCATAAACTAAATACTAAATAGGGGTGGTAAGGATTTGCACCTTACATGATAGCTCCCGCATCTCAGCTACGCTTAGTAAACTAAGACCACTTCCTTCCAATGCGTCCCTATCTCTGTTTTACCGTTGTACTTTCGGCTACTCCGTTGAATTATCACCTCCGCATGGCTGTGCTATCTACCCTGTATCGTCTACCTATTCCGCCACACCCCTACTCAATATTCAGTTTTCAAATAGACTCAATGGTTGGTGCAATACTAAGGCGATATATCTCCGATAGTAGTAGAGTATTGCAACTTCTTACTACCGATCTGTAGATATTATGTTAAGTCTTTCAAGACAGAAAGCCAACCATTCTAACGCCTCCCTTAATGTTCTACAGTCCCCACTCGTGTAATCATAGTCCCCCGTGAAATTCTTTCTTATAAATGCGTGATAAGGTATTTCGTTACTCTCGGTAGCCCTGCCATATCCTTCAAACTGATTATCTCTTTTAACTCCGTACATTTCAAAGGCACCTATTCCAAGAGCTGACGAGACAGTATTCCTATCAATTATACTAACCAACTCCTCTGTGGTGTAACCTCTTGACTTGAACTTTTTATACATTTCATTACAGCAAGTAAATCCCAAGCATATTTTTCTATCAGGGTGTATTTCCATACAGGTTTCTTTCATTTCTTACCCTCACTTTCTGATATTAGAGTAGCCAACTCCTTTACCAATTTTTTATATTGCTCATCTTCCATAGTAAATCTGATATTACTATACTTAAAACTACCGTCAGCAATTTTTGTAGCGTCCATTTCCCAATATGCGTATTTATTAAATATCTTCTCTATTTTTTCTATCATTTTTCTTCCTTTCCAATACTTGATAGGTATTCTTCTTCGGGTTCTACACCTACAAACTGCTGTTCGTATTCCCATTTAGCTTTGGCTTCTTGTTCTGCTTCATAAGATGCTTTCGCCTTTGCTTCTTCTTCAGCATTATAATCCGCTTCGGCTTGAGCCTGTAAATCATCTAACCATTCCATTGTTTCTTCTGATTGTTCCATATTATTTATCCTTTCCAATACTTGATAGGTATGTTTGTAAATCAGGTTTCCCTGCTCTATAC